GGGAAGTAGTGTCCCTCGCGCCTCGTCCTCGACCCCTCGGGGTACGAGGGCTCACCACGTTCCCACTGCCTGAAGTCGACGTGCACGCGGACGTTGCTCGGGACCTCGAAGTCCTCGGGGGCGTCCACGGTCGCGAGGAACGCGATCGGACGTCGCGCCTCTCGAGCGGTCCGTACCGCCCTCAGCGCTCCGAGGCTGTGGCCGACGAGGCAGACGGGGCCGACGTGGCCCCTGACCTCTCGGGTCCGCACGTCGTCGTGTGACAGGGCGTCCCTGCCGGCGAGGCGCTGGCTGAGCTCGTTCATGGCACGGCCTATGTGGGGCTGTTCGCCGAACAGGCCGTTGAAGACGTACCGTCCGTCGCCCACCGGCCCGTCGTACGATGCCGTCGCGCATCCCCCTAGGAGGAGCGCGAGGCTCAGCGCACCCAGACGTGATCGTACTTGTTTGGAAGGTTCTCGCATGAGTATCCCCTCTTCGGTTCGACGTACTCGATCACGCGCTCGCAGTGACCGGTGGAGTGGCTGACCTCTACGGTCGGCATGGACGCCCAGGCGTCGAGGGCCTTCCACGTGACGATGAGGACCCACGGCAACGCCCCTAGCACGAACCCCGCCCGAATAGCGAACGACCAGCTCATGCTGGACGCCCCTTCTTGCGCATCGGCACCTCAACGCCCTTGCGACGGAGGTCTGCGGCCACTGAGGCGATGGAGCGGCGCGTCGTCTTCGCCTCAGGGAACTCACGCTTGACGGCCTCCTCGATGAGGTCGTAGGACAGTCCGTCCTCCATGAGTAGGAGCTCCTTGACGAGTGCGCCGATGGTGACTGAGGGCATCATCGCGCCCCTGAGCTTGATCGGCTTCGGGGCCTCGGGCTCGTCGTCTCCGATCACGTCGTCTGCGACTTCCGCCCTCATGGCGTCGATGCGTTCCCGTAGGGCGTCCTTCGACTGCTTCCAGGACTTCAGGGGCTTCTTGCCCCACTTCTCTGCGAACTCGTTGTGCTGCTCGAGGAGCTCTGCTGTTGTGGTCATCTGTCTTCTCCGTGGTTGGATTGAGGGGTTACCAGTTGATCGGCTTCTCAGTGCCGTCTTCGAGGGTGACGAAGCCGTCGGCTCCGTGGTCTTCAGGATGGAGGCGTTTGAGCTCCGCGGTCGCTGCCTTCAGGGTGCCGTTCACGATCGTGCGTGAGGTCATCCCGTAGTCAGTCTCCCAGTGGAACTCGAACTCCTGTTGCGAGAGGTGTTGTTCGCTGTGCATGTGACTGCCTCCTTAGATCGAACAGTGTTGACGTATCTGTTGTTCGCTCACTTGACCGTGAGGCCAACGAGCGGACACTTCAGAGATGACGACGTCAGCGTCTTCACCGACGGCCTTGACGGCTTTCGGGAACCACATGTCGTCTTCGAGGGTGCCCTCGTCTTCCGACAGTAGGACTTCCTGATATAGGCCGACAAGTTTCTTGTGGCCGTCGCTGAGTTCCTCGTGGGCAATTACTGGGTCGAACATGTGTCTGTCTCCGTGGTTGTTACCCCTTATATGCCGCAATAAGGGGTACCCGTAAACCCCCTATTTGCGTTTTTCCCAACTTTTTTCCCGCTCTCTATAATAGGGGAAAAAAGTTGGGAAAAATGCAAATAGGGGGTTTACACGCCCGCAGTTACCCCCTATATTGGCACCAACAACCAAGGAGACAGACAATGACGAACAATGATAAAGCCCTCGACGCCTTCCTCGCCAAGAAGGCTGAGATCGACGCACAGCTGAAGCGCCTGCAGGACCTGAGCGACAACATGTTCGAGGCGCACCCTGACGAAGTCAACTACGGTCACGTCGGCAGCCTCGGCTACATGGCCGAGAAGCTGAAGGAGGTCACCGACTTCATGTTCAACGAGGGAGAGTGAGCGATGCCTGTCAACTCCCTCACACGCCGTGTCGCCGACGAGTTCAAGGACTGCATGGCTGAGACGCTCCAACCCGACGAGCTCCGAGCCATAGACGCCGAGAACCGCAAGCGATCGGACGCCACCTGTGCCTCACACGACTACTGCGACGCCAACATGGTGATGAACGAGGCCTTCGAGCGTCTCGAGCTAGAGGTGTTCGGCGACGACGGGATGTCCGAGGAGACCGTGACGCTGTGGAACGAAGCTTGGGACCTCGCACAGTCTGAGGGGTTCTACTCCCCACATGACTAGGATCAACTGCGTCCCTCCCGAGGAGCTCACGCGGGAGCACCTCGTAGCCGAGTACCGCGAGCTCCCCCGCACGTTCAAGCTCGCCGTTGCGTGGCACGACCGTGACGGCCGCCTCGAGACGATCCCGCCGACCTATCGCCTCGGCACCGGACACGTCAAGTTCTTCTACGACAAGCTAGGCTACCTGCTCGACAGGCAGCTAGCCCTCATAGCCGAGATGCTGCGAAGGGGCTACTCCCCTCAACACACCGACCCGTACTCCCTAGTCGTCGACGTGCCCTCCTGTCTGCTCAACGACTGGGCACCGACGGACGAGGCCCTGGCCAGCAACCGAGAGCGTATAGCGGCTCGCCTGAGGGGCGACTGACGACACCCTCCTATCGTTGCAACCAAGATAGGAGAAAGTGACATGGACGACGAAGTAGCATGGGCGGCAGCCTCGGGACCGGGCACGCTGGCCGCACAGGGCGTCTGCTCCTCAGCCAAGGCGATGGCCGCCGTACAGAACCACCTGTCACAGGGCCACGTCGTCATCGTGGGCCCCAAGGAGTACGTCGAGGGCATGGTCGGTGGGGTCGGAGGCGGTCAGCCTGAAGACGACGAGCCGATGGAGTTGACACGTGAGAGCATTGAGGCCGCCGACGAGGCCGAGCTCGACGAGCTGCTCGAGGCTCACGGCCTGGAGGCTGACGACTTCGAGGACGTCGACGCCAAGCGTGAGGCCGTCCTGAAGGCCGTCTTCGTGGACGCCTAAGGCACCAGCATGAACGCGGGTCCCCACGTGGCCCGCGTTCGTGGCATCCTGCGGGCATGGACAAGAACGACCCGCTATACGACCCAGACGACGACCCAGACGTACGCCTCGACGACCTCGCCCTAGCGACGAGGGAGGCGGCGGAGCTGACCTCCGCCGAGTTCCTAGCCCAACAGCCTACGGACCTGACCTCCGCACAGCGCGCCTCCTACAGGAAGCGAGCGTTGTTCGTCGAGAACCTGGCCCAGATGGGCAACGTCGCGATGGCTGCTCGAGCCACCGGTTGGAGCCGAGGCACCCCGTACGCATTGCGGCAGACGGACAAGCTGTTCGCTGAGGCCTGGGATGAGGCAATCGACATCAGCGTCGACATGCTCGAGGGTCAGGCCTGGAGCCTGGCCATGAAGGGCGTCAAGGAGCCCGTCTTCCACAACGGCGAGCAGTGCGGCTTCAAGGTCAAGTACTCGGAGCGCATGCTGGAGATACTCCTGAAGGCCCGACGCCCGAACACCTACCGTGAGAACGTGAAAATGGAGCACGACGTCAAGGGCGGCGTACTCGTGGTCCCCGGCGTGGCAAAAGAGGCCGACTGGGAGGCCGCTGCCGTCGAGCAGCAGGCCGAACACCGCGCGAGCACGGGAGAAGACTGATGAGCAAGGTAGACCCAATTCACGAGACGCTGTCGAAGCCTCAACCCCCGAAGGAGGTGCACAGGAAGCTGCGCACTCAGGAGGACAACCGCCACAAGGGCCTCGTCGAGGTGACCATCAGCGACGAGACCGCGCACCTGTTGACCGTGTCCGTCTTCTCGGCCGTCAAGCCGCAGTTCCTGCGCACGGTCAAGATCAAGGACCAGGGGGCTGACGACCGCAACAGACGGGCCTGTGAGATCGCTGCCGGCGCAGCGGCTGAGGGCCTGAACGAGATGTACAACGACAAGCTCGACCCCGAGGAGTGCGCCAAGACGGCACGCAAGCTGTTCGACGACACGCTCCGCGCCTTCCGGCTCGAGGTGGAGCACGGTGGCAAGGCCACGGGAGTGCTGCAGTGAGACCAGGACTATTCACCCTATCGGTCCAGCGAGGGGCCTCTCTCTGCCTGGACCTGCCCATTCGGAACGACGACGGCACGGCCTGGGACCTCACCGGTTACCAGGCCAAGCTGCGTGTGTACGACAAGGAACGCACCGTGGTGTTGAGCCTCGACGCCACGGAGGGCACGCCGACGCCGCAGCTGACTGTTCACGCGTCCAAGGCGGTATTCATAGACGGTGAGATGGTGACGACAGGGGTCGTGGAGCTCGACCTGAACACCTCGACGACCGACCAGCTCGGCCAGGACGAGAGCCAGGCCATGGCCAACAACAGCGGTCCATTGAGGTATCAGCTAGACATTGTAGAAGGGGGGACCGACAAGACGACTAGAACGCACGTCGGCGAGGTTATGGTATACAATGGGCGACTTGCATGACGTTGCCTGGCAGCCCCAACCGGGATCGCAGGTCTTATTCCTGAGCTGCCCTATATACGAAGTCCTCTACGAGGGGACACGCGGACCCGGCAAGACCGATGCGCTGTTGATGGACTTCGTTCAGCACGTCGGCCAGGGCCTAGGAGCCGACTGGCGAGGCATCCTCTTCAGACGGACTTACACCGAGCTCAAGGACGTCATCGCCAAGACGCAGAAGTGGTTCAAGAAGTTCTTCCCAGGAGCCGAGTACAACAAGACCGAGAAGACATGGACCTTCCCGGACGGCGAGCAGCTCGTACTCTCATACATGCGGACGGTCGACGACTATTGGAACTACCACGGTCACGCTTACCCCTGGATAGGCTGGGAGGAGCTGACCAACTGGCCGGACGACGGCTGCTTCCGCAAGATGATGAGTTGCTCGCGTTCGACCAACCCGAACGCGCCGTTGAAGTATCGGGCCACCTGTAACCCGTACGGCGCCGGACACAACTGGGTGAAGAGGCGCTACCGCCTGCCCGGCGGTAGGGGCAAGGTCATACGTGACAGCCTCGACCAGGACGGTCAGGTCGAACCGGCTCGCGTTGCCATACATGGTGCGTTGAAGGAGAATAAGATACTCCTGGACGCGAACCCCGACTACGTCTCCAAGCTACGAGCCGCAGCTCGCAACGCGGCCGAGCTCAAGGCCTGGCTGTACGGCAGCTGGGACATCGTGGCCGGGGGCATGTTCGACGACGTCTGGGAGCCGAGGCGTCACGTCCTCAGGCCCTTCCCGATACCTCGGCAGTGGCGTGTCGATCGCTCGTTCGACTGGGGCTCGTCGAAGCCCTTCAGCGTAGGCTGGTGGGCTGAGGCAGACGGCTCGGACATAGAGCTGCCCGACGGACGGACGTTGCACACGATCAAGGGAGACCTGTTCCGCATCCACGAGTGGTACGGCTGTGACAAGCGAGAGCCGAACGTCGGCCTCCGCATGCTCGCGGAGGACGTAGCGACGGGCATCAAGGAGCGAGAGGTCGAGCTGTTCAACTCGGGACGAGTGCAGGGGCGCATACGACCCGGTCCGGCAGACACGGCGATATGGACTAGCGAGGACGGGCCGTCCATCGCGTCGAACATGAGCAAGAAGGGTGTGCTATGGGAGCAGGCCGACAAGGCACCGGGCTCGAGGATACAGGGCTGGGAGGAGATACGGACGAGGCTCAGCAACGCCCTACCCGGAGACGGAGGGGTACGTGAGAAGCCGGGGCTGTTCGTGTTCGACACGTGCCTGTCGTTCCTTGAGACCTTCCCGGTGCTGCCAAGGGACGACAAGAAGCTAGACGACGTCGACACCGAAGCAGAGGACCACATCGGGGACGAGGTGCGATACCGTGTCCGTAAGCCCAAGAAGGGCGTACGCTCCGGCACCATGTGAGGCGGTACGCGGGGAACCCGCGTTCCGACAGATTGAAGCTCAAAGACCGACCGATCGAAAACGAAGGAGGGTCACATGGCTAACGGCCAAGACACTGACAGGGGCCCCCAGGGCGGACCGTACAAGAGGAAGCAGGTCGGCACGAGCACGACCAAGAAGAAGGACGACGTCTCCACGACGTCGATGGCCTACGAGGCCATGCTGCCCAAGTGGCGTCTCATCGAGGCGCTACTCGGGGGCACTCGTGCCATGCGAGCGGCCTCCGACGAGTACCTGCCGAAGCACGAGTACGAGGGCAAGCAGACCTACGAGGAGCGACGTGATCGGGCGACGCTGCTCAACTACACCCGCTTCACGTTGAACACGCTAACGGGCAAGGCGTTTCGAGAGCCGCCTCAGCTCTCAGAGGACGCGGCAGAGGAGCTCAAGAACTTCGTCGAGGACGTCGACGGCAGCGGCACCGGCCTAGCCGTGTTCGCACGTCGGTGGTTCAAGGCGGGACTGGCCAAGGCCATGTGTCACGTGCTGGTAGACTTCAGTCGTCCGGAGGAGACGGACGAGGATCGTCCGCGCACCAAGCAGGACGACGAGCGTGAGGGCGTACGTCCCTTCTGGATGCTAGTCGCCCCCGAGAACCTGATATTCGCTCACGCGGACCTCATCGATGGTCGCGAGGTGTATACGCACGTCCGCATCAGGGAGACGGCCGTTGAGATGGACGGTTACGCCGAGGTCGTCAGGGAACGCATCCGCGTCATCGAGCCCGGCCGCTTCGAGCTCTTCGAGATGGAGGAGACCAAGAAGGGCCAGAGGCCCAAGTGGGTGAAGATCGACGATGGAGAGACCGGAGTGGACTTCGTGCCGCTCGTCACCTTCTACACGGACCGCGAGGACACCTGCGAGGGCACCCCGCCGCTCGAAGACCTCGCCCACCTCAACGTCTCTCACTTCCAGTCCACCTCAGACCAGCGGGCCATTTTGACGGTGTCTCGCTTTGCCATGCTCGCGGTAGCGGGCGCCCCGGCGACGGACGAGGAGACGGACGAGCCACTGGTCGTTGGACCCAAGCGGTGGCTCTCTACCCCCGACGCCCAGGGCAAGTTCTACTACGTCGAGCCTCAAGGCTCAGGCATAGAGCAGGGCTGGAAGGACCTGTCCGAGCTCGAGGAACAGATGAGCATGTATGGCGCGGAGTTCCTGAAGAAACGGCCGGGCTCAGTGACTGCGACTGGACGAGCGATCGACAGCTCGGAGGCCATCAGCCCGCTGCAAGCGATGGGCGTGGACTTCAAGGACGCACTCGAGCTAGCGTTGAGCTACACGCTCGCCTGGCTGGGGCGCAACGACGCGGGGGCCGACGACTACGCCGTGGCCTTCGAGGTAGACGTTGACGTCGACGCCTCGGACGGCAAGGAGCTCGACACCCTCGACAAGGCGCGCACTCGCCGGGACATCAGCCGCGAGACGTATCTGAAGGAGCTCAAGCGCCGAGGCGTCCTGGACGACGACTTCGACGCGGACGACGACAAGGACGCCCTGTCTGACGAGACCGACGACATGGGGCTGTTCGGCGGCGAGACGCCTCCGGACGATGATGGCGACGAGACGAACGACGACCCGCCAGTGGACCCCAAGGGGCAGGGCAAGGTCAAGGAGCCTGAGGTCGTATAGGAATAAACGCGGGGAATTAGACAGTGCCTACAGCGAACGAAGAGCTATTCGACGACGTCATCCGTCATCAGATCGGTCTGCGACGCTTCACGTCTCGTGAGATACGCGAGATACTGAAGCTACTCAAGCAGGCTGACGACGACCTGCTCGACCTCATTCAGCGACGCCTACGCGTGTTGTCTGACGGACCGATACCCGAGACCGGCAGTCGCACGCTCGAACGGCTCGAAGCCCTCCTCAAGGAGGTTCGAGAGCTCCGTAAAAAGGCCATGGCCGAGTTAGCAACCAAGGTCGCGCAGGACATGCGAGACATGTCCGTAGCCGAGGGCGCCCTAGAGGCCGCCGTGCTAACCCAAGCGATACCCATATCCATCGAGCTCGCTCGCATCCCGGCCTCGACGCTGAGGGCCTTAGTGAACGCCCGACCGTTCCAGGGGCGTTTCCTGCGTGACTGGTTCCTAGGCTTGGAGCAACGAGACCGTCGCGCCGTAGAGACCGCCATCCGTCTAGGCGTTATAGAGGGAGAGACGACCGACCAGATAGTCCGCAGGGTGCGAGGCACCCGGGCGAACGGCTTCAAGGACGGCGCGCTGTCCATCACCCGACGCAACGCGGAGGCGATCACGCGCACGGCCGTCACCCACTACTCTAACGCGGCTCGCAACGAGGTATGGAAGGCGAACTCAGACGTCATTGAGGGCCTCCGCTGGACGGCTACGCTGGACGGTCGAACTTCGGCAGTCTGCCGGGGTAGAGACGGCCGCGTCTTTCCTGTCGATAGAGGCCCGAGGCCTCCCGCTCACGTGAACTGCCGCTCCGTCATGGTTCCCATCCTAGACGGCGTAGGGGTGCTAGGAAAACGACCCACCGTGGTCGACACGCGTACCCGCGCCAGGCGTGAGGTGGACTTCCGGGCGGAGGCTCGTAAGAGGGGTGTACCGATACAACAAGTCCGCCGTGAGTGGGCTGACAGCGTCATAGGCAGGGTGCCAGCCGAGACGACATACGAGCAGTTCCTGAGACGTCAGTCCAAGGGCTTTCAGGACGACGTGCTCGGTGATAAGAAGGGAACACTGTTCAGGAAGGGAGAGCTACCGCTCGATCGCTTCGTGGACGGATCGGGCCGTGAGTTCGGCCTGGACGAACTCAGGAGACGAGAGCCTGCGGCTTGGGCCAGGGCGTTCGGCGACGAGTAGAGACAGAGGAATAGACAGAGTGGCTCTAACGGCGGGGTGATCCCCCGGCGGAAGGGTGATCCTGAAGCAAACAGTCACTAAGGAGACTTTCAAATGGAGTTCGACTTCACAACCAACCAGTCCGTAGAGGACATCAACGCGGTCCCGGAACAGTTCCGGGGGGCCTACGTCGCAAGCGACGACGGGGTATACAGCATCAGCGACACGGCGAAGGGCCTGGTCGAAGCCGTCACAGGGCTTAACCGTTCCCTAGCTGCTTCCCGCAAGGAGGCTAAGACGCTCAAGGGGCAAGTCATCACGCCCGAGAGCGTCATCGGCCAGATTGGCGAGTTCGACAGTGTCGACGCCGTCAAGGAGCACATCGCCGGTCTGCAGACCCAGCTCGAGGAGGCCGCCGCCAACGGCAACAAGGTCAACCTCGACAAGATGAAGGCTGACATGGAGAAGGCCTTCGCGGGTCGTGAGCAGGAGTACAAGGACCGCGACGCCAAGAAGGACGCGGCACTGACACGCTACATGGTGCAAGCAGCCGCAACGTCAGCTCTGGCAAACGCGAAGGGCAGCACTGAGCTGTTGCTCCCGCACGTCATGGGCAAGGCCCGGGTGGTCGAGGACGGCGACGACTACGTCGTGCGGGTGCTCGACGACGCAGGTGACTATCGTGGCGATGGCAAAGGTGGCTTCATGACGATCGCGGACCTCGTCAAAGAGATGAAGGCCTCTCAGACCTTCTCCGCAGCGTTCGAGAGCGAGGCGCCTCCCGGAACCGGCGCGAAGCCCGGTCAGTCACAGCGTGCCAAGCCCGCACGCAGTCAGGATGGCGACCTGAGCGCTCGCGATCGTATCAAGAAGGGACTTGCAGCACGTCGCGCCAAGTAACTGCTGGTACCGCAACGCGGGGACCCGCGTCATATATAGCAAGCATAGGGGCGACGAGAGATCGTCGCCCCTGAGAACCTCGGTCGGCCCCAAGCACGACCTCGGCCCTCCTCGAAGCGTGACGCTGATAGAGGCCGGACCCCCGGGAAGGGTGATCCGACCCATGTAGAAAGTCAGGGGCATTACGCCGATCAACAGCCTTAACCCTGAGGAGGGACACGAAAATGGCATCAGTTACCCTGGCAGAAAGTGCCAAGCTCGCGCAAGACGACCTCGTCGTCGGCGTGATCGAAAACATCATCACAGTGAACCAAATGTTCGAGATGGTTCCCTTCGACGGCATCGACGGCAACTCCCTCGCATACAACCGTGAGAACGTGCTCGGCGACGTCGAGACCCTCGGCGTAGGGGGTACGATCACGGCAAAGAACGCTGCGACCTTCACCAAGGTGAACGCTGACCTCACGACCATCATCGGCGACGCTGAAGTCAACGGTTTGATCCAGGCTACCCGCTCTACCGAGACGGACCAGGAAGAGACCCAGATCGAGAGCAAGGCGAAGTCCGCAGGCCGGAAGTTCCAGTCCATGCTCATCACAGGCACCGGTTCAGGCAACGAGTTCGACGGTCTCATCAACCTCACACCCGCCGGCCAGATGGTCGACACCGGGGCGAACGGTCAGGCCCTTTCCTTCGAAGTCATGGACGAGATGCTTGACAACGTCATCGACAAGGACGGCGAAGTCGACTACATGGTCATGCCTTCTCGCACGATCCGTTCCTACAAGGCGCTGCTTCGCACGCTCGGTGGCACGGGTGCAGAGGACATGTACGAGCTTCCGAGCGGCAAGCGCATCATCGCTTACTCCGGTGTGCCGATCTTCCGCAACGACTACATTCCTACGGACCAGACGAAGGGTACGGGCTCCGGCCAAACTACCATCTTCGCGGGTACCCTGGATGACGGCTCTCGCAGCTACGGCTTCGCGGGCCTGACTGCTCGCAACGAGGCCGGTATCGTCATCGAGGACGTCGGTGTTCATCAGTCCAAAGACGAGACCATCACCCGCGTCAAGTGGTACTGCGGTCTCGCGCTGTTCTCCGAGCTCGGCATCTCTGCCGCGGACGGCATCACAAACTAACGGCTTTCCCCTGGGGCTTCAAGCCTCAACTCGCCGCGCCGGGGGCCCATCGAGAGGTGGGTCCCCGTTGTCGTTTCTGGAGCGAGGGCTCTCTTGCAGGGCGGGCCGTGACAATTTCGTAGTACCGGCGCGGCCGGGACATCAAACCAAACGGAGACATCCATGGCACATACAGTCACAAAGTTTCACCTGGTCGGGCCGTACGCCGGCAAGACCGTAACCCTTGGCGCCAAGAAGAAGGAAATGGGGCGTCAGTTCGAGTTCGTCGACGGCGTGTACACCTTCAGCGGCTCCGACAAGGAAGCGTTGAGCATCGGGAACTACCTGAAGCGCTGCTACCAGGCCTATCCTGAAGGGCCGCTGCTTGAGGCCGCAAAGAAGGCCGCAGCAGGCGACGAGCCCGCAGCACCGGCAAAACAAAAGCACACGCAGAAGCCCGTTGAACCGACGCTTCCTGCGGACCCTGACCCCCTGGCTGACGACAACGACAAGCCCGAGACGGTCGCCGAGGCCTTGAACATGCTCGACCCTGAGGACGACAGTCACTGGACTTCCCGCAAGCTGCCTCAGGTCGACGAGGTCGAGAAGCTGATGGGTCGTTCTGTCACCCGCGCTGAGATCGAAGAGGCTGCGCCTGACTTCGACCGAGATGCCGCCAAGGCCGCAAAGGAGTAAACGAATGGGCCGCATGTCCTCAGCCGATATGCTCAAGGGCCGCCGCGGAAGCGGCGGCCCGAAGCCCGGCGGAAACGCCGGCGGAGCGAGGCAACCTACGGCTAAGAAGGTTGCAGTGACGATCCCTAAGGGCGGTCGCGCACACGTCGAGAAGGCCAGCAACGGCATCGCCGTCACGGTCAGCGACAAGAACTACAACACGACCCAAAAGGTGGTCGCCACAGACCCCAGCAAGGTATCATTCGAATAGGAGACGGCCATGGCTTTCGTCGTACAGCAAGATACCCCCGTAGCTTCGGCGAACTCTTACGTGGCCGTGGCCGACTTCAAGGCCTATCACGCGGATAGGGGAAACACATTCACGGCGGAAGACACCGCCATCGAGCAAGCCCTCGTAAAGGCTACCGACTACCTAGACACACGCTTCCGCTTCGTCGGCTGTCGGGACACCAAGGACCAGACAACGGAGTGGCCGCGGGACCACGCCTACGACGATCGAGGCGACAACGTCGAGGGAGTGCCGCAGGCCGTCAAGGACGCGACGTGTGAGTACGCCCTCCGGGCCATCTCAGCCGACCTGCTGTCAGACCCCACGCGCGATGCAACCGGTCGAGCGATCAAGTCGAAGTCCGAGAGCGTCGGGCCGATCAAGGAGAGCGTGGAGTACGCCTACGACGGTCAGGTGTTCCAGCTCCCCGAGTATCCCAGTGCGGACAGGCTGTTGTTTGCCCGCAAGCTAGTCCTTCGTAGGTCTGCCGGCATCGGCGGGGGCATCGTGGGGAGAGGCTGATGACGACACAGTACGCAAGCTCTCGCGCCCTAGCCCAGAGGCTGATCAAGAACCGGGGGCGTAACGCAACCATACAACGCAAGTCCGACGGGACGCCCCCGGACCCTTCCAAGCCCTGGAAGCCGGGGTCAACTCGTTACAGGAACGTCGTGCAACTCAAGCCGATGGTCTTCCTGGAGTATCGCGTATCAGAGAACAACACTCTCAACTCCTTCGCCCTCGCGGCAACGGTCGGTAAGGCCCTGGTGCCGGAAGCCAAGCAGCTCGCGTACGTCGCAGCCGCAGACCTGACCGAGCGACCGAAGGTCGGGGACGTGGTTGTAGACGGACTGTCCAATCACGAGGTGCTCGAGGTAGAGATACTTGCACCAGGCGAAGAGGACGTCCTCTACGTCCTGTACTTGAAAGAATAAGGGATGACGACCGAAAGACATAACAGGTACGAAGACCAGGTGAGATGGCGGAAGAACAACCCTATCAAGCACATGGTCATTCGTGCTCGTTGTCGAGCGAGAGACAAGGGTATCGAGTTCTCAATCACACACGAAGACGTCGAGAAGCTCACGCATTGTCCTGTGTTTGGAACCGAACTAAACTACGAGCCTCAACCGTCTGCGTTTAGCCACAACGCCGCATCGCTCGACAGGATAGACAACAGCAAGGGATACGTTCCAGGCAACGTGACGATCATGAGCCTACGGGCAAACACGCTTAAGCGTGACGCGTCAGTAGAGGAGATAGAGAAGCTTCTCGAATGGATGAGGAGACAGGGCTAATGGCAAGCTTAGACTTCGAGACGGCTACCGACATCGTGCTCGGTAAGTTCAAGGAAGAGTGGGACCGTCGGGCGGAAGAGGCCACGGCCGGATACGTACCCGAGGTCGAGTGGCCCAACGTGCGAATAGAGAAGCCCAAGAGCGAGACTTCCAAGGATCGCGCATGGGCACGCATAACCACCCGCCATACTTCAGGCTCACAGAGATCGCTAGGGGAGGAAGACTGCAGACGCTTCGAGCGGCGCGGCCTGGTCAGCGTGCAGGTATTCGCCCCCGTTGGCCAACGCGGGCTCACCCTTGCTCACCGTTTGGGTACAGTGGCTCAAGATGCGTTTGAGGGCGAGCAGTCCGAAGGCGTATGGTTTAGGGACGCCGTCCTCCGAGAGGTAGGTCCCGACGCTCACTGGTACCAAGTGAACGTGACGGCTGAGTTCGTGTATGACGTCGTCAAGTGACACCCCTTAAGGAGGATGCAATATGAGCACCGGAACAACAATCGACAGCAACAAGGTCGGTCTGCGCTATGCTGAGGAAGTCCTCGGCTCTATCGGCGTCCTGCCGACCGGACCAGACCCCGACTGGAACCCTTTGGAACCGAACACCTACGGGGAGTTCGGTCCGCAGATAAGCCAGGTCGCACGCAATCCAATCAACAAGTCTCGCCAACGTAAGAAGGGCGTCGTCGTCGACCTGGACGCTTCAGCCGGCTTCCAGTCCGACTTCCTTCAGAAGAGCATGTACGACCTGATGCAAGGCTTCATGTTCGCTGACTGGCGAGAGAAGGTCAACACCGAGCCGACTGCAGTCTCAGGGACAGGCTACACGGTCGGCGCGGCAGCGTCTGACTATGATGCCAACGACCTCGTGTTCGCCGAAGGCTTCACCAACTCGGGCAACAACGGCTTGAAGCTCGTGACCGGTACGACCGGCACTTCTGTGCAAGTCTCCGGCCTGACTGCAGAGGCCTCACCTCCGTCTGGTGCCAAGATCACGAAGGTAGGAGCTCAGGCTACGGCTGGCGACGTCGCGGTAGACGTCAGCGGCTCGGACCCGAAGCTCACTGCCACCACACTCGACTTCACTGACTTGGGGCTCATCCCGGGCGAATGGCTGTTCATCGGCGGCGACGCCCTGGCGAACAAGTTCGACACAGCAGCAGACAACGGGTTCGCCCGGGTCAAGAGCGTCTCGGCAGGAGAGCTGGTGCTCGATCGTCAGCCGTCGACAATGGTCGCGGACGCCGGCACCGGCAAGACAATCCGTCTGTTCGTCGGTCACGTCATCAAGAACGAGTTTGACGAGAGCCTCATCAAGTGTCGCTCCTATCAGTTTGAGCGCACACTCGGCTCAGCGGGCTTCGAGTACGTCAAGGGCGCGGTCGCCAACACCATGGAGATCGCGATCAACACGGCTGACAAAATCACCGTCGACCTAGGCTTTGTCGGCATCGACGCGGAGACGCGTACGGTCGGCGACGGAGAGAAGCCAGGCGCACGCCCTGACCTCCCCGAGGAAGAGGCCTTCAACTCGAGCTCAGACTTCTCACGTCTGCGTCTGTTGAACGAGGACACTGCTCAGACTTTGGCCACGTATCTCACCGAGATGCGTATCACAATCGACAACGGCGTACGGCCGAACAAGGCCATCAGCCAGCTGGGAGCCATCGGCGTTAGTGCCGGGGACTTCATGGCCGCCGGCTCAGTGACTGCCTACTTCGACGACGTGGCGGCGATGAGTGCCGTGCGCAACAACGACGACGTCTCTCTGGACTTCGCGCTCGTCAAGTCGAACGCCGGTTGGCTGTTTGACCTTCCCCTCGTATCTATGGGGGACGGTCGGTTGAATGTCGAGAAGGACCAGTCGATCAAAATCCCGCTCACCATGGAGGGAGCGGAACACCCGACGCTGCATCACACCCTGCTTGCAGGCAGCTTCACTTACCTCCCGAACGCCGCAATGTGATCGGCTTAGGGGTCCCTAGGGGAAACAAGGATTAGACACATGACTGACAAGACCAAAGATACCGCAGCCGACGTGCTGAACAATCCGTTCGCCCTCTTCGAGACTGACCAGTCTGTCGAGGCGGACGGCATCGAGCTCGACTACGGAGCGTTCTACATCACTGTCGCTCGCGCCGGCGGTTCGAACGAAGGGTTCAAGAAGGCGCTCGCCGACAAGACCCGCCCCTATCGTCGCCTCATCCAAGAGGAGCGCATGCCTGAGGAACGCTCGAAGCAGTTGCTTCGTGAGACCGTGGCTGAGACCGTGGTCAGGGGCTGGGGCAGCACGAAGCATGGCGACGGCAAGATGGTCGGGAAGAACGGTGAGGCTATCCCCTTCTCTGTTGAGAACGTGATTGACCTCTTCGAGAAGCTGCCAGACCTCTTTCAGGACGTCTACGAACAGGCTCAGAAAGTGTCGCTCTTCCGCGCCAACGAGGCTGAAGCCGACGCGGGAAACTGACGGCGGTCCTCAGCTACTCGCTGACGCAGGGACCGACTGAACGCAAGATCATAGAGGCCGCCATCAAGAGACGGCGGCCTCTGCCAGAGACGATAGCTAACGCTCCGTCGCTGTACACGGGCCTCGAGATGTACTACGAGGCGTTCACAGAGTTGAGCACGTGCCGAGGGCTCTCAGACATGGGGGCCTCAGGTCCGATCCCCTGGACGGCGATCGACGCATACGCAAGGAGAAAAGGCTTCGCCGGCGACGGCTTCGAGTACCTCGTCAAGATGGTGAGAGCCATGGACGACGTTTTCCTACGCCACCTACAAGACAAACGTGAACAAGAACGTGAGGAAAACTAGCCATGGCAGGATTTGCGGACTTCGGTAAGAGGATGGGGGACCTCGCAGTAGAGGTCACCGATGGCTCAGACCGCATAGTCCGCAAGACCGTACTAGCGGTAGACCAAGCCGTCGTCATGTCTACCCCGGTAGACAGAGGACGGGCCCGGTCCAACTGGGTCGCTCAGCTCGACGAACCGTACAACGGAACGATAGACCCATACGCTCCAGGTGAGGGGCTCGGTGTCGGAGAACAGGCGAACGCGCAAGCCGCTCTCGCCCAAGCAGCCTCGGTCTCGGCCGCCTACGACGGCGACCGCAATAGCGAGGTACACATCACAAACAACCTGCCTTACATTGAACGCCTGAACGACGGGTATTCCGCCCAGGCTCCCGCTGAGTTCGTCGAAGAAGGCGTACGAGAGGGGGTGAAGGCTATCAAGGAGGCCCGCCTATTGGAGGACTGATAGGTGCCGACCGAACGTATTGACATAGTCGTATCCGAGCGAGGCTCTCGCCGGGTACGTCGTAACATTGAGGACGTAGGGTCTAGCGCCACCAAGTCAGGTAAGGCGGTAGGCTTCTTCACGTCTGAGCTCAAGCGTCTCGCCATCGGAGCCTCGGCGTCCGCAGCCCTCATAGGCGTCACACGCGCAGCCATCCAGTTCCAAGACGCCATGGCCGAGGTCTCGACTTTGGTCGACACGGCCGTGTTCGACATGGACAGGCTCAAGCGAGCTGCTCTCGACCAGGCCGCAGCGTTCGGGCAACAGCCCGTCGCACAGGTGCAGGCCATATATCAGATAATCTCCGCCGGAGCCTCTTCGGCAGCCGACGCGACTGAACGCCTGGAGGCAGCCAACAAGCTGGCCGTGGGAGGCGTGACGGACGTGGCGACGGCTGCAGACGGCTTGACTTCCGTGCTCAATGCCTACGGGCCTCGCGTCGAAGGCGCGACTGCGGTCACGGACGCGTTGTTCGTAGCCATGAAGGCCGGCAAGACGACGATTGCGGAACTGTCGAGTGCCATAGGTAAGGTCGCTCCACTAGCCGCTCAGACCGGCGTGTCCTTCGATGAACTGCTCGCTTCAATCTCAGCCCTCACTAAGGGAGGCATCAAGACGACGGAAGCCGTCACGGGCGTGCGAGCCGTACTCGCCGCCGTGGCCAAACCGACCAAGGAGGCTTCCGACCTCGCGAACGCCCTAGGCATCGAGTTCAACGCGGCTGCACTCCAGTCCCTCGGCCTGGCGGGCTTCCTCGAGCAGCTCGTACAGAAGACGGGCGGCAGCACGGAGGCACTCGCTCAGCTGTTCGGTGGCGTGGAGGCCCTCATACCTGTCATGGCTCTGTCTGGTCAAGCGGGCGTCGACTTCGCTAATATCCTAGAGGATATGGCTGAGAAGGGCGGAGCTACTGAGGAGGCGTTCAACAAGATCGCCAACTCTCCGGGCTTCCAGCTCAACCGTGTCATGGCGGCGATAAAGGTAGAGGCCATCGAGCTAGGCTCCGCGATAGCCGACGCTCTCGTGCCTGCCATGAGGTTCCTCGCAGACAACCTGTCGAACATCATAGACCTGCTGAAGGTCGCGACAGCGGCTACGGCTGCCTACTACGCGACCGTACGAGGCGGAGCTCTAATCACGGCCGTGACCCAGTTGGTCGCCCTAGAGAAGGCACTCGGGGCCACGACTACGGCGCAGGCCCTAGCTTCTGCTGCCAGCAAGACGTTCACCCGAGCAACCGCGGGCGCCACCGGCGCCGTGCGAGCTCTGACCGTCGCACTCATCGCCAACCCGGTCGGAGCCCTCGTCGCTCTCATAGCCGGCGCGGTTACAGCCCTCGTCTTGTTCGGCGACCAGATAAGCGTGACGGGCGACGGTGTAGTGTCACTGCTCGACATCTTCCGAGCGCTCTTCAGCTTCGTGACCGACGCGCTAGGCCCCGTCGTCGAGTTCTTCAAAGACGCGTGGGATGGCACTGTGGACAGCGTGGGCGGATACCTCGGTAAACTGCTCCAGTTCTTCGTTGACGTGCTAGGCAAGGTCCTCGAGTTCGCGAAGGACGTCGTCAACAAGTACATCGGGCTTTGGGTCGGAGCCGTACAGGCCGTCATCGCCGCTTGGGGCATCTTCCCGGACGCATTGAAGGACATATTCATTCAGGCCCTCAACGGGGCCATCGGCCTGGTCGAGAGCGGCATCAACAAGATGATCGGCCTGCTCAACGAGCTGCCCGGCGTAGACATAGGCGCCGTACAGTTCGAGGAGTTCGAGAACAACGCTGCTGGAGCCGCGGCTCAGCTAGGACAAGCAGTGTCCGGAGCGTTCGGCGACGCGTTGAACCGAGACTACATCGGGGACGTGGCAAATGCCGTACTGGACCGCGCTCGTGAGATAGCAGAACGTCGCAGGGGTGAAGCAGTCGCAGACGCCGTCGCGCCGACAATCCCGACCGTGAACCCCGGGGGCATCAACATTCCGACGGCGGCTTCAGGCTCTAGCGGCGCAGCCGCTCAAGACGCTGAGAAGCTGAACGACGCGTTGAAGCTGCAGAAGGAACTGCTCGAAGGCATCCGTGGTCCCGCGACTGACTACGGTCAGAAGCTCGACGCCCTGTCCGCACTGCTCGACAAAGGCAAGATCAGCCTGGACGAGTACGAGAACGCGGTTCGAGACGTACGCATCGAGTTCCTCGAGAGCCAGACGGACTTCACTTCCGGCTTCGAGCGCGGACTGCTCAAGATACAGCGCGACATAGACGACGTGGCCTCCCAGATCGAGGACGCTCTTACGAACGCCTTCCGCGGCGCAGAGGACGCACTCGTCGAGTTCGTGACGACCGGCAAGCTCGACTTCAAGTCCCTCGCAGAGAGCATCATCGCTGACCTGGCTCGCATAGCCATACGTCAGGCAATCATCAAGCCCCTGACGAACGCCCTAGGGTCGTTCGCTAGCAGCTTCGGCGGGGGTTTTGGAGGAGGAGGCTTCGGTGGCGGCGGAGGAGGCCTAGGCTTTGCCACGGGCGGCGGCTTCACAGTCGGCGGCGGAGGCGGGGTTGACAGTCAGCTTGTACAGTTCCGAGCGTCACCGGGTGAGCGCGTGAACATCACACGTCCAGGCGAGAACCCCTCTGACGGCGGCGGAGGTCCTCGTCAAGTGGTATTCAATATCTCGACGCCGGACGTCCAAGGCTTCCGACAGTCAGAGGCTCAGATCGCTGCTCGCATGCAACGGATCGCTTCACGCGGAGACAGGGTGAGATAAGATGACAGACTTTCACGAGGTCCGGTTCCCGGACGACATAAGCAAGGGCTCGAGTGGCGGGCCGACACGTAGGACCGACATCGTCGAGCTCGTGTCAGGGCACGAGAAGAGGAATGCGGCTCAAGCAAACTCGAAGCGTATGTACGATGCAGGCATCGGACTTAGAAATGTACAACATTTACATGCAATAATAGAATTTTGGGAGGCACGCTTCGGACAGCTATATGGCTTTAGATGGAAAGACTGGCTTGATTATAAAAGCAGCCGGGGAAAAGCTCAGCCTTCAGCCATAGATCAGGTACTAGGTACCGGAGACGGCACTAACACAGTCTACAAAGTCTACAAGACTTACGGTGGCCCCGAAACAGCTTTTTACACTCGTAGGATTACAAAACTAGTGGAAGACAGCGTATTAGTTGCGCTAAACGGGACAGAGACCGACGAGTATTTGTACTCAGTAAATAAGGGCTTAATAATTTTCTTCAGTCCTCCGAGCGCAGGCGCTAAAATTACTGCGGGCTACGAGTTTGACGTTCCAGTTAGGTTTAATGCAGACAGTCTTATGATTAGTATTGATGCTTTTGAGGCGGGCTCAGTGCCAGCAGTAGAGATACGAGAACTAAAGCTTCAAGAGGCACCGGTTCCTATCGAGGCACAATATGCCGTAGATATTGCAGCAGTTTATGGCCTTAACGCCCTAATTGATTTGGCTAACAAACTCGACAACACAGTTAACGTGGTCTATCCTGGAGTGCTATCATGCCCGTAACATTAGAACAATTGACTACTCGGCTAGAAAACATTGACGTTGACGCCAACACACTGGGCAAGATTGTCAACGACGCCGCAGACACACCAAACGCCGGGCAGCCCAGCGGTACGGTTACAACACGCAGCGGGAATGTAGTCAAAAATGCAGCGCGAGTATTGCAAGACCTTCGGCAGAATGCAACTTACAAAGTGCCAGTAGATTTCGGGGCAGGTTTACTCGTCGATGATCCGGCTTTCACCGTACGCTATAATGGTAATATATATGCTCCTTCAAATGACTCTCCAAATTTTACGACAACTGCAACTTTTGTGCCCACTGAATGGGAGTTAGTTGCAAACCGTTCAGGAATGCCCTGGTTTGCGGAAATTTGTGCGGATGGGGTCTGGCGGGTCATTCTTGTAAAAATGGGGCAGTCGAATGCCGTCGGTAAGGGGGAAACGGGAGGTATAACTGCGTACAACTCCCTAGTCAAAGTGTATGATCAGCCTAACAATCAGATAGTCGAAGCAACTTATGGCTTTTTTAACACGCCAGACGCTGCGGACATGGGCCTGACTACTGCGCATCGTATTGCTGAAAAATACGGCGTCGAAGTTATTGTGGTCGACAACGCGCAAGGGGGCTTATCGATTGACAACTGGCACGAACCTCTGCAGGGAAACTCGGCTCCGACGCTAAACATGTGGACGCCGCTAACAACTGACGTACCGGCCGCACTTAGTCTCGCAGGGGCCACTAAGGCTCACATTCTATTTGCGCAAGGGGAGTCTGACTCGAATATGCCCCTTGACGAATATTACATAAAACTAGATGCCATCATCGACGATCTGATTGACAACCAGCCCTGGTTTGTCCGGGGTTTTTCGTTGTTCATGGACGTTGAAATGGGCACAGCAAACCTGGCGGGCAAGTCAGACAAGCAGATATGGTCGAAGCAGTTGCTTTCAGGCAAAAGACCTGATATTCATAAAATTTTGCGGACTAGACTTATGCCAATGAAGGACGCTCTGCATTTTTCTGGAGAGTCTACAGACGCTATTGGTGCAATGGCTGAACAAACCCTTACCGCTCCAGCCTTGAATACGTCAGTTGACGCATATATAGCTGATAATTCCATAATTGACTTACACCCAACAGGCACGACCGGAGTGCTTTTTAACAACCTACAAGATATTTGGTACGCGGTTTCGGCTTCTCGCATTGAACCGTCTAAAATAGTCATAATAAATCTTAAGCCCGGAGACCATATCTATAAAAGTTTGGTAGTTGACGCAGCTAATTCTAATCAGATTATTTTCAGAGGAGCTCCCGTATCTGGCACTGAGCCTACTGCTTCTAATCTTACTGGAACGTATTCTACCGATCTTAGTGCTTGGGAAAGCTACTGGCCTTCGCGTTTGCGTCCTACAGGACAAGCTTTAGCTCTCGTGTCTCCGGTCCATGCTTTTGAAAACCTTTTAATAGCGGCAGACGTGAATGCCGACGGAGTTGTGTTAGGCTCTGAAACGGGGGACAGATATTCGGGTTCAAGCCAGTTTAAGAAAGTAGGTATCATAGGTTTCAATGAGGCTGGGGTTGAAGGTCGTTATGGTGGAAAACTTTTTGCCCCGGGGGCCTTAGGCAGCCCCGAGTTGTATATATCTCATTGTCAAGATGCATTAAAACTCAACGGCGCTCAGGTCTGGACGCAAGGAGCTTTAATTTCGCGAAATTTGCGATACGGAGTATATTGTGGCGGATTTTCCGACGCTTATGTTGACAATGCAGACATTGTAAACAATGCCTCTAATGATCTTTTTGTTGCCGGAGAGGCTCGGGCGACAATTCAGGCAAAGAACATGCTAACTGCTACTACGTCTAACCGGACTTATAATTCTACAGGAGGCTGGGGGCAAACAGTTTACGGCAATGATGGGGCTAGGTAGTGAAGAAATTATCTGCAGCTCTTCAAGACCACTTGGACGGCGAAGCAACAACCATGTGCTACTGCTGGCGGGTGACTCGTACGGACGGTATCGTTCAGGGCTTTACCGAACACGACGAAGATATCACGTTTGCGGGAACCACGTTTCTTGCGTCCTCGGGCTTCACGGCCACTCAGG